AGATAATTACCATCAGGAAAATATAGTTGTGAATAATCTTTTTCTGCACGTGGATATGTTCTTAAATAATTAAAAGCATCTTGAAGTGCAGTAGTATCATCAGTAACACCATCACCTTTAGCACCGAATTGTTTTACATTAATACAACCATTGACAAGTAGTTCTGCAACATAATTTGTATCAGTTAATAGAATAAGTGTTGAATTATTTGTAACATCACCAACAACGAATTTACGAATTTTATATAATGCACTACCACCATCACCAACTGAATAATAACCACATGTTCTAACAATGCGACCATCAACAAGATTGTTTGCATTTTTCATATCATCAACTGAATTATATGTTTCAATATAAATTGAAATAATTAATTCTGCTATTAATGATGGATCATGTAATGCAACGATTGTTTTATTATCAATAACATCAGTATTTAACATTGTTCTTACTTTGTAATATCCACCTTGACCATCATTGTATGAATTGTATCCATATGTTTTAGCAAATGAACCATTTGATAAATTAGTTGCATTTTTCATATCATCAATAGTATCGTATGCAAGTATTCCTTGTAATTCAATATATTGTGCAATAATATCTGCAAGTTCGCCACTTTCTGCCATTTCATCAAGTTTATTATTAATTTCTTCCTGAACATCTAAATTTGAAAAATAATTTTCAACATAATTTTGCAATTCAGTAACTGCATCTGCATTATTATTTACTGCAGGAACAACGATTGTTTGTAAATAGTTAGTTAAAGCACATAAACACTCATAATAACTCATACTTTCATCAAATGCAAGTGGAATTACTTTTTGACAAAAAACCACAAAAGGATTTATTGGTTTAATATTTCTATTCATAATTATCACCTTCCTTAAAATATACCCATGAATAAATCGTTTAATTCATTTATTATCATTAAATCAATATTCATGATATTATCCTTTATATCTTTTAAAACTTCAATGTTATATTTTGAACCATTATTTCCTGTTATTGTTTTAATATAATTTTCAAGACCTGTACCTGTTGCATCTGAAGTATCATCAATGTCATTTTTATTCCATGTAACACTTGTTGCATATTCAGTACTGTCAATATCACCTTTATATGTATTACCCTGTGGTGTATCCAAGAAAACATTTTTTCCTTTACTTTTTGAATTTGATTTTGATAAAGTATTTGTTTCGGTATCACGTTTAAATGTTTCAGTTAAATCAACATTTTTATCAAGTTTATCAAGTAATTTTATTTGATGATTATAAAGTTGATTATAGTACGGCATTATTTCATTTAATTTATTATTTAAATAAAATCTAAATAATGATGCAGTTTCAAATCCAATTTCATTTTCGTAATAATGATATAGTATTTTTTGATTTAATGTTTCACGATAATTTTCATCAAATATGGGGTATGATGTCATTTGAAAATCAAAATTATTATCAATTAATGTTTTGATTGTTGTTGTGTATTTACTCATAATCATCACCTGCCATATCATCGTTATTATCTAAATTAATTATATCACGTTCAGTTGTATTTAACAAGTCAAGCACATCCTTGTTTAATTTAATTGAAACATCAAGTCCGTATTTTTTATTGATTTCATCACATGCCTTTTTACGTGTTTTATAAAAACAATTTAAATAGTAATTAATAAGTTCATTATTACTTTCAACTTCATCAGTGATCAATCTTTCTTTTTTATCAGTATTTGCATTATCAATGCCCAAATATGTCATCGCATCGTTCCATATTTCGTGTTTATGAATTTCAAGTTTATCAATTAAATATGGTGCATCGGTTTTTAAAACGTTTAATTTATTTGAAATATCAAATTGTTTATTTCCAAATACAAATGGAACATTTCCTGAATATTGCATGTAAACGTTTTTTAATGTTAATATTGTTTTTGTATCACCTTCAATTAATATTGGGGTTTTTTGTGCTATTAAATTTGTATCAATTGTTCTTTCGGTTTCATATAAACGATATGCCATTAATTGGATTGTATCGGCAGTTGGTAGTTGTAATTCATTATTCATTATGTAAACAACATCATCAAATGCATATTCTTTATTATATCCAATTGACCATGCTAACACCCTTGTTGGTAAATTATATACATTTAATTTATCAGATGGGTTTACTTTTAGAGCAAGAAAACCAAGCGTATCATCTTCAACGAAACATGCCCTTCCATTATCATATAAAGATTGTTCAAGAAAACGTGATGCACCTGTTCCTGCATAATCATCAAGTTTATCCCATGTAAATAAACTTGTTGCAATTAATCGTAACCTGTTTAAATAATCAACATATGTACGATCATTTATCATCATTGATAAATCAGTTTCCTTATTTGTCATATTTTATCACCTTCCTATTCAATAATATTATTTGTTGCATCATAATTATACATTGATGATGGACTATGCCACAACGTAACACCTTTATTGAACATTGTTTTTATTATGTTCAAATCTACTTGTGGAATATCGCCTTCAAAATTACAATCGATTGTTTTTACATAATTCCAATTTGTTCTACCATATAAATTTGGAATTTTAACTTCATTTACCTTATAACCAAACATACTGAAAAATTCATCGATTACTTTTAAATATTCAATCTTTATACTCATTTGATATATTGATGCACCACTTTTACCGGCACTAAACATAATATCAGATGAATTGACATTTCCTTCTGCTTGATTTGGGATTAAACTATGTTGATATATTTGACCAATTGTTGATGCAATTCCTGTTATTCCTGATGCAATTTGTCCTGCACCTGAAACACCACCTGCACCTGTTCCTGCAAGTCCTAATCCACCAACTATTTGTAAAACTGAACCTGCCGTATTAATTGCGATATTTAATCCGTTTTGTCTTAACCAATTGACATATACATCATTAATCCAACCACCAAGTGGTAATTTTGCACCGTTAAAACCTTCATTATAGTTTTCTTCTATATTTTTATAATTAATTGGTACATATTTTATTGAACAACCTGCATTAATTGTACCGATTGCACTAAATCTGCAAGTGTTTGCAGTTGCACCTTCCGGTGCAGTAAAATCTTCATAACGATATATAACATTTGATCCTGCATTGTTATCTGCAAGAATATAACAATATGGAAATGTTAATAATTTTTTATTTTTTGGTGTATAACCTGTATCACCTTCACCAAGAATTGATGGTTTTCTGACATCAACTGTACCAAGTTCAAATGGTGTATTTCTTTCGGCAATATATTTATAATTGATTAAACCTGTACTATCAGTTGCCCAAACAAGGGGAACAACATATTCTTCCGGTACCATAAATAATGATGATATTGCATCAATTTTTCCTGCCTGATTGTAACGAAATATTAAATAATTCACATCAACTGATGATTGTAGTGCGATATATGTCAATCCTGAAACAACACCATTGTATTTATGATGATATGTTGTTTCATCAGTTCTCAATATATCTTCACTAACGGCAACCACAACATAATGGTTACTTGTTTCCATATCAGTTACGTATTGAACAATTGGTTCACCCATTTCAACATTTTCAGGTATTGTGTGAAGTCCAACACTATCATCGTTTACATGTTCACGTTCAACGAAACATTTTTTCGGTACTATTTGAAACAACCATGTTTGAAAACAATCGGTTTCAAATGTAATTGCAGTACAATTTTCATTAATATATGTCATATTTGTAATGAAACAATAATATATTTTATTTGTAAAACCGGTATTACGATAAAATAGATAATTACAATCAATGATTTCATCGATGTTACAACCAACTTTTATCATATTATCTTTTTTAATATATGTATAATTATCAAATGTTTTTTGAATAGTACTGTTAAAATAATTTAATTGATTTGTAATACTTGTAAAGGTTAATTGATTTTTATAATCATTTTCAAGTGGCGTTTTACATAGGTAAATTTGCCCTTGTGGTGTTATAGTCATCTTTTATCACTTTCCTTTCATTATTATAAATAAAAAGTAGCATTTGAAATGCTACCTTTTATTTTATTCACTTGTAACGGTTACAGTAGCAGTTTTTGTTACGCCATTTTCTGCTGTTGCAGTTAATGTTCCGGTTCCTGCATCAACACCGACAATATTGCATTTTGTATTATTTACTTTTGTTACAGTAAATACAGTTTCATCTGATGATGTAAATTCAATATCAGATGTTGCATTTGCAGGTGTTAGTGTAATTGTTACATCTTTGTTTGCATCTGCCACAACTGTTTGATTTGACATAGTGATTGCAGTTACAGGAACAGATTGTTCAGTTGCAAGAACAACGGCATTTGCAAATGGACATATTGCATATGTACCCCATGCATGTAAATATTCGTTCCATGCCATTACACGTGCATTGTAGAATTCATCAAATCTGAATACGTTGTCATAAATTTGTAGCCAACTTTCATCACAAATTACACCAACGATTTCATCATTGTCAAATTTATCAACTTGAACAATTCTTGCCTTCATATCGGCATATGATAAATTAAATGCTTGTGCAAGGGTTTCGACTTCAACTTCTGCCAATGCATCTGCTTTAATGATTAAAACTATTCTTTCAGGTTCAGTCCATGTTGTAATAGTACCTTTTGCACCACTAAATTTTGAATATGCATTGTATTCAGTTGATGGAAAACTTAATTTACTAAATAATGCACGAACTTTTTTCACAAATGCTTTTGAACTTGATGCATCAGTTGGATTTGTAACTGTTTCAACTATTACTTTATTTTGGTTATATGCACCATCGATTAATTCTTTTGTATATTTAAATTCATCGATATAGTTACCTGAATAAAGTGAAGTTGTTATTGATGCAATAAATTCTTCGAATTTATCCCATGATACAAATGCACCTTGTAAACCTTCTCTTGATATTGTTTTTGTGTATAAATCTTGTCTATTTCTACGATAATATGCAACATGTGTATCAGGATCAGTTATTGATAATAATTTTGCCATTGCAGTATTTGAATATTCGTATTGTTCTGCTTCGGCAGGATTTGTGAAAATATCTTGAATATCAGTACCAAGTGGTAATGATCCTTTTTTAAATATTGCAAGTGGGTTATTATAAGATTTATTTCTAACAATTGTCAATGCAATTCTATTAATTAAATTTGTAACAAATTCGTTTAACATAGGTTGATATGCATCGTTAAATAAAATATTTGATATTGTATTAATGTTATCGCTTGTTGCTTGTGGTACTGTTTCCATATAAACTTTACTAGAATTTTCACGAACAACATTAAATACTTTTGCACCCTTTGGTATTGCCATATTAAATCAACTCTCCCTTCTCATCGATTACATCTTCAACTCTCATTTCTTCGGTTGCAGGTTCTTCGATTTTTTCTTCTTCAACTTCCTTATCAAATCCGACTTTTTGAAATAATCTGCCATTTACTTTTAAAAGTTCATCTTTGTCTGCTTGTAGTTTTTCAATGTCGCTTGATAATTCGGCAATTTTGTCTATACCTAACTTATAATTAGATATAATGTTTAGTAAATCTTCACTTACTAATGCACTTGTAGTTTCATCAAGTTTTTCCTTGATTGAATTGATTAAAATTTCCAATTCTTCGTAACTTAACATATTTATCATCTTCCTTTCTATAATAATTATATTATTAAATAGAAAAAAAGTCAATATTACTTGACTTTTTTGAAAATTTGTTGTATGAATTAAAGTTTAATTATCAATTTTTGATTTGGATATATTAAATTTGGATTATTTCCAATAACTTTTTTATTATCATTATAGATCTTTTGCCATGTTGTATTATACTTTTTTGCAATTTTTGATAAATTATCGCCACGTTTTACAATATAAATAATTTCATTTTCTTTTTTACCATAAATAATATTATTTACTATTGATTGAACTTTTGAATATCTTTCACCTAATTTATCTTTACGTTCTTGACCATTTCCAAAATCACCACGAATTACCATTTTTGCAAGTTCTTCATCACTATATTTATCAAGTGGATTTGTTTCTTCTTTGATAAATTCTTTTCCATTAAATAAATAATCATATGGATTTATTGATGTTTTACTATTTCCCTTATCTATCTGAAAATGAAGGTGTACACCTGTTGAAATTCCTGTTGTTCCTATTATTCCAAGTTTTTGACCTTTTTTCACTATATCACCCTTATTTACAACAATGGTGTTACTTTTCATATGATAATATAAAGTATATAATCCGTTATCGTGTTTAATTCTAACATAACAACCTGTGCCGTATTGTTTGCCGGTTTTTTGTACACCTGTTACAACACCATCTGCAAATGCAAGTATTTCATTGTTATTACATGGTTTTGGTACAAGATCAATACCACTATGAAAATCTTTTACAAGTTTACCCTGATAATAATATTCACGATTTCCATAATTAGATGTGATGATTACTTTTTCACTATTCAATGGTACTTTCATTTTCTTCACCTTTTTCATCAGTAACGATTTCTTGAATTTCTAATTCTTCATCAGTAATGCCAAATGGTGCATCATCTAATTTTTTAATTACATCATTGACAATATCTTCGATAACTTCATCTTTCATTATTCATCACCCTTCTTTTTTAATTGTTCAAGTACATCAAGCAGTTTCTTTGGCATGGGTACACCCATTTTTGCAATATTTTCCACAATTGATATACCATCATTTGCCACAAAAAAGTATATTACAAGTGTCCTAATAACACCTGTTTCACCTGTTATTGTATCAAGTATTACGGATAATGCAACTATGCATAAATAACCAACTTTTTTCAATATGCCTTTTAAACCAATTCTGCTATCAACTTTTTTGTTGAAAATTGCAGACATTACACCTGTAATATAATCAATAATCATGACAATTACTAAACATTTCAAGGCAATATCCCAACCACCAAGTAGATACAAAATGGTTGATGATATAGCAATTAAAATTTCAGTTATGGAACGTTTCATTTGTATCACCTACCTTTTACAATATTGTACCATATTTAATCAATATTGTAAATCAAGCAGATTTTAGTATTTGTAAAATACACTTGTAATATATCGATGATGTTTTTATTTTTGTTTACAAATTTAAAATATTCATTATTTTTATTAAAATATTTCTTTTTCTTCATAATAGATCCTTTCTATTTAATAGTAAAATCAGTATCAACCAATAAAACACCACCTTTAACATGTTTAAATGTTAATTTTTTACCTGTATTTTTTATTTCTTCATCAGTTAAATTTTCAGTAGTAAATCCAATATTAAAGTTTTCAAAATTAATTAATGGTGCAAGTCTTTTTGGTAGTCCTGCAATTGTAACGTTTAATTTGTCATCGTATCCTAATTCAATATAACATTTTTGTCGTAAATATTTGCCACGTTTAAATTTACTTTCAAGTTTCCATGCACCCAATTTATAATCATCAATATCAACAAATGATGACAACTCTTTTTCATCAATATTTAATAAATGAATACTATCGGTATCAGAATAAATGTAATAATCAACACCATATTTATTTAATGTAAATTGTTTAATTGATTGTGAAGTTGTGATTGTTTTCCTTCTTGCATAACTTGTAATAAATGATGCAACCGGAATATACACCGAACTTCGTGTTTCTTTCGGATACATCGCATATCTAACAACTTCGTTTTCATCTAAATATGGATATTTTCCACGTACATCAGGATTTAATCCAAATTTTCCATATAAACTATTTAACATTAATTTACTGATGCGATATAATGCATCATTTTTATTTTTCTTTGCATTAATTTTTTGTTCTGACCAATAATCAATATATGAAGTGAATAAACCTTTTATTGCTCTGAATTTCCAACCACCATGATATGTTATTTCATAAACTTCATAATGATCAAAAAATAATTCAATATCAATGTTGGTTAATGTTAGTGTAACAATATCACCATCACTTGATTTAATATATTCATTTGGTAAAAATGATAAATTATTTTTAATTTGAATTGTGGGTATTTTATTTTCCTTTATTTTAAATATGCATGAAAAAGTTTGAACATATAACGGATATAACATGTCATATTCATATTGACCATCAAAATATAAAGGTTCACCAAATGGTAATTTTTCGAATTTCATAACTGATGGATATAAACTATTTACATCAAGAACAATACCTTCTTTTGTTTCTTTTTCTTTATAGGTTTCATTTAAATATGTAAAACCACCCTTGTATGATTTTCTTATATCTTTATCAATTTCATATGGTAATACCGGAAAATATTTATTGAAATTTTTATTCATTTCCTTATAATTTGCCAATGCATCTGAACCAATTGTCATTTTTGTCAATCGTTCATCAAACATGATTTTCAAAGCACGTGCCATTATTTCAACATCATTACGAATATAATCAATTTCATTTTGTGTTAAAATATGACCTTCTTCACGATTTGTTTTATAGTCAAGATCTAATTTACGAATAGGTAAATTAAAATCTTTTGCAATTTGTTCAACACTAAAATTTAATATTTTTAAACTATCATAAATAGTTACTTTGTTAATATGTTTTTTATTTTTGGTATCAAAAAATATTTCAATTGAATAAAATTGACCTGTATCAGATATTAAAGTTGTAAAGGTTTTATCCCTTCGTTCCTTTTTATCTTTTATACACTCATACCCATTATTTAACAAGTAGTTAAAAATATATTCACCATCGAATTTTAGATTGTGAAAATATAGAACATAATTTTCCCTTTTATTTTGGCAAAATTTGATAAAATCTTCAATGTTATTACCATAAATAAAATTATCCGGATTGCCAATTTCACAAATAGCATATGCCCATACCCTGCAATCAGTTTCAGAAACGTTTGTTTCAAAATCGGTGGCAAATTTACGCATAATCTTTTAGAACATCATCAATGTTATCAACTAATGCATCATATAGATTTTTAACATCTTCCTTTATATCATCAGGATTAATTCCACCTGATTTCATTACAATATTGGGATAATATTCTAAAATTGCCTGAATTGATTTTTCTTCACGAAATAGTTTTAAAAATTTATCGCTATCAAGTGATGAAATTGTTTCTTTTAATTTATCTAATTTTTCCTTATCATATCCATAAAAATAACCCATATCAGTTAACATCTGCATATAATTATCTTTAAATATGTTTGAATAGTATGTTTTGTTTCTTCTAGTTTTTTCAAGTAACGATTTATATTGTTTTAATTGTTCAGATGATAGTGTTCCAATATCACCTTTTTCAAGTGCTTTTCTTCGTGCTTGTAAATTAAGGTAATATTGGTCGCCCATTTGTGCAAACGTGGTTGCTTGTTTTTTACCAAAAACTTTCGGTGATGTAGATTGCATCTTGTTTATTTCTCTTGTTAAACTTGCTTTAATTCGTGAACTTTCACGTTTAATTTTTGTTAATTCATAACGTGATAAAGTTACACCACCCTTTGTTGTTATTGTTTCTTCAATGTTTCTTTTTGAATATAGTTGTAATTCTCTTAATTTTCTTCTTAATTCGGTTCTAGTATAAACATTTTCTTTTAATTCTTTTTTAGTGATTTTTTCAGGAAGTAATAAATCTCTTTCACTTTTTTCAAGTCTTGTAATTTTTTGATTAAAATTACGAATAGTTTTATTTATTTCCTGATTTAATTTTTTATCATATCTTATTGCCATAAAATCACCTTGATTGCTCTACATCAATAATAGCATTAATAAAATAACTATCAGATATACTTTCATTATTATATAAAACCCTAAACCCTCTTTTTTCGATTTTCTTGTATAAATCAAGTAAAATCATTTCATCTGCATATAAAATACATTTATATTTTGATTGTAATTTTAAAGTTTCAGTTTTTAAATAACCAATATATTCTTTTTTAAATTTATCAAGATAAAATTTACTTGAAAAATAAAATTTTATATTATCATAATCAAATGAATAAATACTTTCATCTAAATTATAATAAATACCACGTACACTAGGCATAACACACCATCTATAACAAAAGGTATAGTTTTAAACTATACCAATGTTAATGTTAAAGATTGTTTTCCATTTCCTATTGGTCTTTTAGAAACTTTTACTTTAATAGGATTTTCCCATGTTGTAGGAAGTCCATAAATTGAAACTATCTTTTTAATTATATTGTATATTCCATATGAACCTGTTGCATATGTTTGACCGTTTGCATCAAAAAGTATAGTTCTGAATTTTGTTTTCAATTCGCCTGTTTCTTCATCGGCAACTTGTCTTTCTTCAACATAAATATCCTTTAGTTCTATTTCTTGACCAACACAATCATTTAATAATGCATCACATGTTTCAAGTGCATTAAATAATTGTTTTTTAGCATCTTCGCTATCTGCAACAATTGAGCAGTACATATTGTTTTTTACCCCACTAAATAATGTTAATTCATTTTTTTCATTTTCCATAATAATTTTTCCTTCCTTTTCTTAAATGATTTTTTGAATTTTTGCACTATATTTTACGAATTTTGTGCATTTTCGTTTTGTTCTTTTTGCATGTCTTTCAATGCTTGTGATACAACTTGATAAATTGCACCCCCAACTGATTTTTCATTTTCAGTTGCTTTGTCAAGATTTTTAGGCATTTCCAATTTTGCAGAACAATTGCCATCTTTTTTATCTTGAACTACTAGTGTGATTTTAAGCATTTACATTTTTCACCTTCTTTCTTGTACCCTTTTAGGCACTACGATGTAATTGATGAAAAAGACAATAAAGAAGGTTCAGTTATCAATTACATCGTACTATCTAAAAGATAGTACTATTTATTATAATCAGGAAAATATATTTCCCTGCTATCTTCTATTATAGCAACATCAGGAACATATTTTAATTTTCTTATAAATTTATCCATATCAAATTCACAACTAAAATATTTTTTCCACGATTTATTATATTTCCAATTAAATAATATCAGATACAATTCCATATAATCACCTATTTTCGTATTGGTTCAATTTTAAATATTGTATAATTATCTTTATGTTTTTGTTCTAACCATATAAAGAATTTACCAATTTCACAAAAGGATTTTTTGTATTTTCTTTCAATATATTGTTTACCTACTTGATAATGTACAACTATATTATAATAAAATATCATTATTTATCACCTTTTGCAATTTCAAACACAACATCTAAATCACCATCATAATATCTTCTGAAATATTGAAGTGATTTATATTCACATGGTTTTAAATCAAAATCATAACAAAATAATTTGTATGACCTAAACGTGAAATTGATGTGTGTTCTTTCATATTCAATACCACATTTAATGTTTTCAATAAAATTTTCTAATGCTTGTGTATTACTCATAATCTTCACCTTCTTCATATAATTTTGTATAATTCTTGATTATTAAATGGTTTATATACATTATTAATAATATTACAATTTTTGATGTTATAAATAAAGTTGTACTTTCACAATCACTACCTAACATTATAAATAATAACATCTGCATCATCAAGATTAAATTTGTAATCCATTTCTTTAAATAAATTCTTTTCATTTCACATCTACCTTCCTTCTACAATCTAAATATATCATACTATAATTTTAATGTCAACATTTTTTATAACATTTTTTAAAAAAGTTTTAAATTATGTAAACATTTGCATAATTTCAATAAATATGATATAATAATTATGTGATAGACATTAAGTCGTTTAAATCACATTTACCTTGATGTGGTATTCATTATTCAATTTATTGTAATTACATTTTGCGTAATCAAGGCGAAGAACCTGCAGGGTGTATTTTCTTGTGATAAAGTGCAATAAAATAATGAAATTACTGCATCTTTTTTAATAGGTGGTGATTTTTATGAATAAGGTAAATGATACATCGATTTATTTCACATTAGATAAAATTCTTTCATATAATGCATTAATATCAATCATACTAGGTGAACGTGGTGTCGGTAAATCGTATGATAGTAAAATTTTTGTTGCCAATAGATTTATTAAAAAAGGCAAACAATTTGTGTATTTAAGAAGATACAAAACTGAATTGAAACAAGCCATGATGAAAAATAAAACCCCTACATTTTGGGAACAAATTAAAAACGATGAACGTATGAAAGACCACAAATTTAATAATACTAATGATACAATGTCAATCGATGGTAAAATATGTGGATTTGCAATGCCACTTTCTATTGCTAATATTCTGAAATCATCAACTTATGATAATGTTGATACAATCATTTTCGATGAATTTATTATTGATAAAGGTACATATCATTATTTACAAAATGAAGTTATCCAATTTTTAGATGTTATCGAAACAATTGCACGTTTACGTGATATACGTGTGATTATGTTAGGAAATGCAATTTCAATTACTAATCCATATTTTAATTTTTTCAATTTATCTTTACCATACAATAGTGAAATTAAAACATTTAAAGATGGACTTATTGCAGTACAATACGTTAAAAATTTAAAATATCGTGAAGTTAAAAAATCAACACGTTTCGGTAAACTAATCGATGGTACTGAATATGGTAAATATGCTATTGATAATGAATTTTTACGTGATAGTAAAACATTTATCAGAAAGAAAACTAAATATTCAAAATTCTATTTTATACTTGTAATCAATTCAAAATACTATGGTGTATGGTGTGATTATAAAGAAGGTATGATTTATATTTCAAATGACTATGACCCGAATTGTCCTGTTAGATTTTCATTGAATAGTAATGACCACGATGAAAACACTTTATTAATCAGAACAAGAACATCGCCATTTTTTAAATCAGTTATTGAACATTATCGACTTGCAAGGTTATGTTTTGAAAATCAACAAATTAAAAATAATGTAATGATAGTTATTGATAGATTTTTAACATACTAGTGTGAAAAGTTTTACATTTGAAGGTGTACTCTCTTAGGGTGCATCTTTTTTGTTGGGTGTTTAATTTTGTTCGGTGGTCGCACATGGTTGATGGGGAATTTTAGTGCGTGGGATTGGGGGAAAATAC